AAATATACATTGAATATGGAGCAGAAAAACTACTAAATCACTTGTTACAAAATGGTGACTGGGAAATACACACTGTCAAAGAAAGTGTTTCTAAAAATACTATAAGAAATTGGAATCTCTAAAACACTTAGTCTTTTAAGTAGTGTTCAATATCTCTACGCATTAAAGATATTGATATATCCGCTCCAGCCCGTTGTATAATATTTGGCCAACTACTTAGGGCTTCTGCCCCACGTGATGGTTTTTTCTCCCAAATATCATCGTGCGAATGGTCTGGGTTATGGTCTCTTCGTCCATCTTCTTGATACTTCTCTTTATTCCATGGAAACACATCGCCGTTAATGCCTCTCTCGCCGAGAAGGAAACCGTTTTGATACCGTTTAATGCGCGTTCCGGTCCTGTCAATCAGGAACTTTGTAAAGTTGCCAGTAAGGGGTGTAAATATAATCGCATCAGATGGAACATGCTTTTCCTTGGTCTTTGACCATGGGACTAGCTCGTCATTATGGGGAATGCCGTTTTCCCCTATTGATGCCTTGTAAGCGCCTGTTAGATATGCCCAAAGTTCATGTTGTTCTTGTTGCTTCACTGCGCCCGGAACGTAATTGGGGTCGTAAACATGTTTGTCATGTCTTCCATTTGTTAGCTCTGAGAACTCGTAAGTTGTATTGAAATTGTTTTTTGCATACTGTTCAGCGACTTCGCCAACAGTACATGAAAGAGCATTCTTTTCAATATAGTCCTGAATCCCATTTTGAAACTCTGGATATCCGTGACATGCAAAGTCATCAACGACGACAGCCAAAATACCGAAGTCTTCATTGTCCTTGTATATTTGATTTATTTCCTCAAGAATTGTGTGTTGCGGTATGTTTCCGCATCCAGCAGCAACATTAAAAAGTAGTGTAACTTTACCTTTTCTTTCACCAAGAATGTCATTTTTCCTCCCGTCCGCAGAAGACAGCTTTACGTCATAAATGGATAAAGGTAAAACCATCTCGTGCGGAGAGGAAAACTGAGGTTGTAAATTTAATTCCATAAAAATCTTTAATTTTTTGTATTAACCATTCTTTTTAAAAGTGGTTATACCGCAACCGGAGTTAGAGTGTAAAGTAATACCGTCACTACTCAGAAGAACTTGATGCATTGAGTAATATGTGTCAGTAAAATATGTGCTACTGTAAAGAAATCTACTGTGGTTGTTGTGCGTGAGAACAAGTATTCCACCCGGTGCCAGTGAATCAACCAATGACTGAATTAAACCATCCTCACCGATTACATCAATCCCGTTAACCATTATCAGTGTAAACTTTTCTTCTTCTGGCAGCGATACGCCAAGGTCAAAAACGGAATAGACAGAATATGGAACAGTTGAGTGAGGGCCATAATTTCCACGTATAAATTTTTCATATATGCACAAGTGGTAGTTATTTATAAAATTTAATTTTCCTTCTTTCCCCAGCGCTCTCATTGCGATGTCGTAAAGAGCACCATTGCTGATGCTGTGTACTAGGAAATTTCTCCTATCAAGTAGCATTAACAAATTAAATACCTCAGTCATAAAATGATTTATGACAGCATTCCAAGGAGCAACCGACATGGTTGGCGTGATGGCATTTAATGCAACACCAACATCATCAAAACTTCGCATTTCTTCTCTCAAATCCAGATTGAGGGTAGAGTCAAATTCATTTGCTTGTCTGCCAATATCAATGTATGCATCAAATAAAGAAAAACCAATTTTTGTAGATATATCGCTAGACATTGCAAGCGATGCCTCGCATGTTATGTAGTTATTATCCATTTTCCAAAATACCTTTTGCTATGCTTCTTCGCATATAAGACATGCGAAGCCTAGAGATGAGAAGTGAATGATTTCTTCTCAACAAAAGTGAAGCTGCCGAAATTAGTGATGGCGAATCGGATTTTACATTTTCTGGATTTTTATGCGAATAACAACTATTAATTGCAGCAATCACAGAATCAGCATTTACATTTTCAACAGTTGAGCCATCTAGACCACACGAATACATAACACATGCAATATTGTATTCATGAACTTCTAAATCATCAGATGGGTCATACAGGCTGGGTCCATTTATATCGCGAGTTCTCATCATGACTCTAACCCGTGTTCATCAACTTTATGAATTAGTTTGCATGTAGCAAGAGAGCCATCTGCTTTTATTATCTTGCCGCCCTCTTCCCATCTTGCTATTCCGTCTGATTTGCTTTTTGAAACATTATTGGACGGTGATTTCTGCATTTTTGATGCATCGTTTTTTTTAATTAATCCGGAACCAAGTTCAGAATTCATGCTAATTATTTCTTTGCGAATTTTCATACTCACCCACGGAGCATATTGATTGCATCAATTTGCCGCCTCAATCTTTCGTGATTGTAGTAGTCCCTGTTTGCTGTTTCATCTTCGCTTGGCGTCAATGGATTTACATATTCTCCTTCGACCTCATCTAAATCAACTCCCAGAGTTGATGCAAGCATCACTATTGAGTGCTCCAGAAACAGTTCCGCTTCAGCTTTGGCTTGTGCTATTTTTTCAGATGAAAGAGCCATTATTTCTCCAAATTAGCTATTAAATTGTTGATGTTACTAAGCCCTTTTAGGCGATTTCTTAAATCCACCTGCCATTCATGTTGGCTACCAACAATATCGCTTTCAAAAACAAATGAATTTTCATCAAATTCATCAGGGTTAATCCCCTGCTCAAGCAGTAATCTAAGAATCGTTTCTTCAAGCCTGCTTTGAGCTTCTCTGTACATAACAAGCTTTCTGTTGTCCGCTATATTGCTGTTAAATTTCATTTAAACACCTAAATTCGTCGTCAGGTTGGTTATTTATAATGGGGGAGAAACACAGTAAGATAATAGCACCAAAACATAAACCTAAAAGCAAACAGAAGAAGCCGCAGTATGTTGATAATTGATTCATTTCTTGACAGTACAACCAGAGAGCTTCTCCTGGCAGACCCAAATTCCTTCCCAAAACTTCCAGCGGATAATCCGAATATATCTACAGTTATGAACGACTACCAAGATTCGACAAAACCTCATTATTCACCTTTTTATTTCTGGGATGGATGGTGGGCTTCTGAGGAAAATACCATAAAAAAAGTAGTCATAAGAAAAATCTGGGAAAATAACCTGCCATGTCCGATTGAGGATATTGCTGGATTTGAATACTGGACGAGAACATGTGAGAATGGCCAGTATCACGGAGTCCATATAGACAATGACACATTCCTATACGAGGAGACAGGAGTGTCAAATAGCCCAATAGCTGGCTCCATCTATTACGGCGTAGACAATGAAAATGGTGGATTTCTTGAAATTCATAATAAACAAGTTTCTGATGGATATAAAAACGTACTTCATAAGGGGACCATTGAAAAATATCTTTCGGAGCCAATAGATAGGGAACGAATTGCCTATAAGGGAAATAGGTTGATTATTGGGGATTTTGGTCATTTTATGCATGAAACAACACCATTTGCGAGTGGAACCAGGCAGGCATTGGTTGTGAGTGTGTGGACAAAAAGACTTCCCCCACTGGGAATTTCAAATGGACGGTTCCACTACGAAAAACCAAACAACGATGCAACAAAAAAAATATCAATAATTGAAAATAACAACAACACTTATGAGGAAGTAATTGTTGATGCAATAACTCCACTTGGGTCTGAAAAAATAGTTATTAAAATTCCATTTAATAAAAACGCAGGGCCTGTCATTTACGAAAATCAAATAAATGAAAGATTTTTGATAGACACATATTCTCTTGATAAAAATGATTTCATGTGTACTTTTAGTGTTCAATCACCGATGATTGCCAACATAAGGATATTTCTTGGCATCAATCGTTCTGAAAAAAATGTTAATGGGTTTATGTATATAGACGATTACCTAATAGTCAAACTTAAGGGATTTATAAAATAATGTCAGTATATGAATTTAAAATAAATGCTATTGATGGAACACCAGACCTAATGAGTAGCGTTAAGGGAAAAATTTGTTTATTTGTCAATATTGCATCAAAAGCTGGGTATAAATATAAATCCGGCAGCCCAGTGTGGTCTCACGCTAGAACAACACGGCACCTCTGGGAGTTGCAAAAAATTCACGAAGAGTTTGAAGGATATAATTTTAGCGTAGTTGGATTCCCGTGTAATCAGTTCTACCAAATGGAGCCACTTAACAATAGCGATGTTAATAAGTATCTAAAAGAGACATACCCATTCATTACATTTCCTATATCGGAAAAAATTGATGTCAATGGTGAAAAGGAACATTCAATTTACAGATACCTAAAAGGTTGTGAAACCAGAAGAGAAGACGACTCGCCTGCAAGTAATTCTGAATTTGCCATGAATAGTCAGAATCTTAAAAATGAAGCACTTCTTCGAATACCTGGAAATTATGAAAAGTTTATTGTGTCAGCAACTGGTGATGTGGTTTTTAGATTCAATTTTAAAAATTGGCCAATGTCAGACACCCCTTTAACAAACGAGAGTGATTTGACTATTCGTGGAGCAATCAAATCTTTATTGCTTTAGTACATCTTTTTCTGCAATCCTAAGGCTTTTCTTATGACCATCTTCACCCTCTAATGGCCTATTTTGGAAAACTGGGTTATTTGCAGTATTGGTTTTAGCACCTTTTTTTAAGGCGCAATATCTTCTGTAGTCGTCATAGACATTGTCAATCCAGTGCGGCCTACACCAATCTTCACACTCATCCAATTCAGCAACATTCACGCAAACCGAATCATCGCTATTGCCTTGAGAATAAAACTCTAAATAGGCATATCTGACACCATGCTCTACGGTTTTTACACCATGGGCGGCGAGATAGTTGGTTGGGAAGATAACAACATCACCCTTTTTTGGAACGCTTTCAACTCCTATGTATGGAAAATAAAGTTCTCCACCGATGAAGTTCGTTCCATCTAGTTCCTCTTCACTTTTAACACCATCGTTTATATATAGCATTACGGCTATAACTTGGCGCATTTGCATTTGACCCTTAGGGACATATCTACTCCCTCCGGTTGCCCTGTAATTTGAATCGTTATCGTTGTGGACACCAAGAAAATGACCTACGTCATACCTAAGTACGTGCCCACGGCTCCTCCACCACAATGTATTCACTATCAATGGAAACTCATCGATATAGCGTATGACGCATTTATATATAGCATCTTCCCATGATTTAAACATCTCGACCATATGGTCTTCTGTTTGCTCTGTTACTGGAGCCAAAACCCTTACTGGAATCTGATTGGCATGCTCAACAGAAAATTTATTTCCATCCTCGTTGACTAAATATGGTTCTCCAATTTCATCAACCTCGTGTCTCCATCTTTGCTCATGTGCTAGTTTCCCATTTTTATCTATCCATTTTGAGATAGTTGCATAATCAATATCCACAACATTTGAAAACCTGACAACACCACCACCGAGGTTTGATACTTTCATGTTCTCAATTTCTTCAATTTCTGATTCGCCTATTTCTGGCGAGCCATGGCTGTAAGCATGAAAATTATTCATTACCCCCCATTTCAGGAACACTTATTTTTGGAAGTCCTGTGAATGTCGGACCTATTGACTTTCCGTCTGCGTCAATCCCGGTTTTAATTCCTTTAGTCCATGTCCACGGATTCTCTTGATTGTTTTTACTTTTTTTCTCTCCGTACTTAGAGCGAGAATTTATTTTCTCAGCATCTTCCCAGTAGTCGCCGTATGAAGTTTGTGCATCAAGCATTGTTGACTCATCGTAAACAGTAATAAAGCAAAATGGTGAACCAGCAGGGAATGTGACAACCTCTCCAACTTTTGTTATCTTCCAGTTCATCTGAACCTCGTCAGGCCACCACCAAGTCGGAATAGTTGCTGTTAAAGGAGCCGCTCCATCAATAAAGTAATTTGGCGAGCCAGTTATCCATGTGGATACGCCTTTTTCCGTTTCTAAAACCCAACCCATATTTATTGAAAGAATGCCAACTATAGAACTAATTGCCTGCGTTCTTCCTGATGATGTCTTTTCGCCTGTAAGTATTCTTGGGATGGTATTTCCGCCATCCCAGATAACCGAAATCTCATCCTCTAGCTGCAATTCCCAACCCATAACATTTGCAACAGTCATAGGCATGCATTGATAGGCATGCTTTTTATATGTATTGTCCATCCATTCACGCCTAACGCCAGATTGAGCTATTTTTGGCGGAGATTGAGTTGTCTTGAGGAACTTAACATTAGTCATTGTCAATTATCATACTATTCTGACCGAGCCACTCGTCATCGCATCGCAAATATTTTATTTGCTTGGTCTGGAAAACCATGGCATGCCAATTGAAAACATATAACCGTATTTTTCATAGGGCACAACACTCCCGTCAACCCACCAATCTTCATTAACCCCTTGAACCACAAGTCGATACCCAAACGATGTAAGAATTGTTCTTTGGCATGCCCTGAGTTCTTCATTTCTGTAGTCAGACACCAGCCCATGCTCTATAGTCATGACTGAAAATCTATATTCAGATAACGGCAAGGCGACTAGCGCTAATAGGTTTGCGGCGAATGGTTGATTATCTACATCAATTTGTAAATAATCTATTTGTTTTGGAAATCCATTTTCTCTAAAAATTTTTCTGTAGTCAGCCGATATTGCATCTTGGTTCAAGCATTTATTTACTCGCACCGAATTGTATAGTTCTGCAATTTCGGAATCTATTTCCAAACCAATGCCAGACCACCCAAATTGTTTTTCTAATAGATATGTGTTATTCCCTGCTTCTGGGTGGCCAGAACCTAATTCAACATAAAATCCGTTACGCTTTTCGGAAAAAGCGTTTAGAACCCAGCTTTCTTGTCCTTCCATTGAGTTTGAATTTTCATACATTTTATGTTCTGGCTTTTTGCTATCTGGGCCGTTCCAATACATGTCTCTCCAGTTGATTATTTTTGAAAGGTATAAAAGTTTGTACTAGCATATTTTGTTCCACTTTTAACAGGGGACGAGGCATGCCATTGCAACGAGTCAAAAAAAATTATCGTTCCGGCTTTAGGTTTTATTGACATAACGTTGTAAGAATAGTCTTCTTTTTTTGTTTCTGACAAAAGCAACTCTCCGCCCAGGTAGTCATCATTTATGTAAAGAATAGAAGAAAGATGAAAAACGGGAGTTCCGTTCTTTATCACCCATTCTGAATTATTCCAATCTTGGTGATAAGAAAGAGACTGTCCATGTTCATATCTTATTAAGTTACCACCGTGCGTGAATTCAATTTTTTTCCCGTATACACCAGCAATCACTTCTTCACATTTTTTGTATATCTGAGATAAAATATTTCTGGTATCTTCTGTCATGTTGGTGATTCGGTGTGAGCGCAAAACCTCATTTGGCACTCGCGGCAGTCCTAGCACTTCTATTCTCTCATCGTTTATTGCATCAATATTTCTTATCTGTGAATATTCTGGAATACTTCGGTAGGATTCGTTTATATAAAATTCAGCATTTTTACAGTATTCATTAATTTTGCGCAATGTGTCGATTTCAACAATGTTTGTCTTTATTAATGTATCCAACATAGTAAAAGTATTTTTATTTTTCGCTTGTCTCATTGGGTTGTTTGATTGACCAAAACTGTGGAATGGTGTACCTAGCACCAGAAGTCACCTTGCTTACAGAGTGAATAAATTTGTTAGTTGATGGGAAGAGAACAAGCATCCCCGGTTTTGGTTTCAGGACGACACCTTGATTTGGAAAATAGACCTCGCCTCCTTCAAAATCTTCATTCAGATACAGAATTGAACTTATCTCTCTCTTTGGGTTTCCGTTCGGTGTTGAGATAATAAGGCTGTCGCCATCATTGTGTTTTGGGAGCTCTTCCCCATCCAGATATACATTTATTGAATACCCATTTTCTGGTAATACAGACTTGCCGAAAGATGCCTCAATTTCATCCTTTGTTGAGGGAACGAACACATCAAGCAATTCGTAAACCAAATTGTTCTCATGTCGCTCAACCCATCTTGACGGAAGATTGACGCTAGATTTTAATTTTTTATAATAATTAGATGTTTTATTTTTTACGGTGACATCGTTTTCATATTTAATTTTTGATAAACGCATATCGGCAAGGTGTTTATTTATATTTTTCATATCTTCAACTGATATGAAATTAT